TTATTGTGCGTTTTTACTTGTTTTCCTACCCGCAATTATAAATACTATACCAAATATAATAAACAAACTACTCCAAATTGATAAATCTTTATATACATCACTGTTCGTCATACCAATTATACCTGAAACCAAATAGAAACCTGCCGAAGTATATGCACCTCCTACGGAGCTTCTTGTAGCTACTGCCACTATACCAGCTATAAGTGACAAAAAAGCTACTATTAATCCAGCTCCTCCACCTACATCATTACTTTGATTTATAGAATTTACCACACCAGCAGCACAAGATTGAAATGCAATAATAACAAATAAAACGATAGTTATTATACCTAAAATAAGTCTAGTTGTTTTCATTTTTAATATCTCCTTATATGAATGTTAATTTATAAAAATAAAGTTTATAACTATGAGTATATATAATAATTATTTTTTATGTCCTAATTCTAGAAATTGGATAATGTATCGTTTATCAATATCGCTAGAATAGGACATCAATTCGGCACTAAATGCATTAGCTTCGTTTTCTTTACGTGTGTTTTGGAAAAATGTTCTACCAGCAATATTATAACTGGAGTAACCTTTATGGCATAAAAAATGTCCTAGCTCATGGCATAAAACAGCTTTTTTCTGCCATTCGTTTAAGTTTTCATCAATAAAAATATATTTGCGTCTTAAAATGCGTCGCCACATTCCATTTATTTTATATGGCATATCACAAAATACTATTTCAAATTTTAGCTCTCTAGCAATATAGTATGGGTCTGATGTGCCATATTTTTTTACTAGATTTTTGGCACGCAATTTTAGATTTAACATAAAAATCACTTCTTACGTTTATTTTTTTCTTTTGCGTCCCAAAAGGCAGCTTCGATTATACGTTTTAGTTTTTCCTTATCTTCTGGTGTTACTAATACACCATTTAGAGTATATTCTTCTTTTTCTAATAATTTAATTAAATCTTTTGGTTTATTTTCTACTTGTGCATTAATAGCATTATTTATATTAAAATCAGTGTCATCTAGTAATTCAGATATATTTATATTTAAAGCATTAGCCAATCTTTTTATATCATCTTGATTTATAGATGATGTGTATCCACGTTCCCAATTAGATATAACTTGACTTGATTTATTAATAAGTTTACCTAAACTTGCTTGAGTAAGTCCTCTATCTTTACGTAATTGTTTTATTTTATCTTTTAGTAACATATAAGCACCTACTTTCATATAATATATAGTAACATAAATTAACATATTTTGTTAGTTTTATAACGGATTTTGAGAATTTTTTGCAAAAATATATTGACATTAACGTAATTCGTTATTATAATATAAATATAACGAAAAACGTTATAAGGTAGGTGATAAAATGCCAGTATATAAAAATGTAGCAAAGATAAGACAGGCTAAGGGAATTACTAAAACCGCAGTAGCAAAAAGTTTAGGTATGAGTTTACAAGGATATCGGTATTTAGAAAATGGAGAAAGTCGTCTTGATGTAGAACGATTAAAATTAATAGCAAAAAAATTAGGAGTAAATTGCTCTGTTTTTTTTGATGATAAACTAACGGATAACGTTATAAAAGAGCAAATATAAATGAACATCTAGCGTGTAGCACTGACCCAGCAATAAAAAATCTAATGGCAAAAATTACTTTCCCCTAAAAAGTAAATAATATTGCTGGGTGCGTGGTACACGCTAGAAAAAAGAAAGGAAAATTTATTCAGGTATATATTTTACAAAATCACCTACACAGGGATCATTAAAAGGATTAGTAATGGTTTTACCTTCTCCATAGCTTACTTCTTCATATAATTGGTTATAAGAAAACATTAAAGAATTAGGATACATTAAAGAGTTTGGATTAGGACGTTTTATTGTTTTTTTTGGTGCTATCGTTTTTATATTTGCAGACTCTAATGTAGAAATTTTCTCTTGAACATGTGTAACTTTACCCATGCCTTTAGTTATTTCCAATCTTCCTAATGATTCATTGGTATCAGGATCAAAAAGTTCTTCTCCTTTAGCGTAAACAATAAATTTCATACCTATTTTTATACCTTTATTTTCACCAGCGTTAATGACAATTTTTAAGTTATCATCAGAGACTTTTATTATTTTAAAAATTTTATTATCTGTCATATTAAAACCTACTTTCATTATTTGTATAAGAAAAATATTTTATGAAAAAAATTAGAATTTTATTTTTAACAAAGAAGTTTTAAAACTAGATTGGGATGTATTACAAAAAGAAATAATTATTGGGAATATCTTCGGTTATTTAATAATTCATTTAATAATTCGTTTAATGATTCATTAGAAATACCAAGTTTTATAACAATATTTTCTTTGTGTAATGAAGATATATTAATATTATTGTTTAAGGAAATAATATCTGCTTGAATTATATCGTTTTCCTGAATATGATGTATTTTTAATATACCAATTCTGGTTTCATATCCATTTCGAACTTCATACATTGTTATTAACATATTAGTTAAAATGATATTATTTATGTTCGTTTTGAATAATATCATTCTTCTATCTTTTTCAAAATTAACAATTTGAGTTTTAAAGATAAGTTTTTTTAATTGTTCATTAAATTTTTTCTCATAATCATCATTTTTTTTGTCGTAATCTATTTTTGTATTATATTGTTGTATCAATAAATACCAAATAATTAATAATAAAAAGGAACTTATGCTAACTAGATGCCAAAAGGCAATAAGTGTATTGGCTGGTAATATCCAACAAACGAGACAAATAAGAATTGAAATACCACCTGCAAATACAGATTCATTACTTTTAAAAAATTTAAAAAAATAGTTCATATATATCACCACTCATGAAAAATCTTTAATTCGTAATTCAATAAGCTTAATTAATAATTCTAATTCTTTGTTAGGTAGTTTTTTAGCTGCTTTTAATAAGCGAGTTATTTCTGGTGATTGAGTTGGTATTTCATTAGAAAAAAATTCATGTGGTTTAAATCCTAAAGCTTCAATTAATTTGATAGCAGTTTCAAAAGATACCTGTCGTTTTCCTGCTTCTAAATCACTTAATCCTGATTGTGCAATTCCTACAGATTTAGCAAGCTTATTCATGCTAATGCCTTGTTTTGTTCGTTCTTCTTTTATTCTTTGACCTAGAGTCATAAAATCAACTACTTTCAATTATTAATCTTAATTCAGATTATACCATAAATTTTTTATTATTTTCTATCTTAAAACAGATTGACATTTTATCTGTTTTAAGATAGAATGATTATAATAAATCAGATAAGGAGGTATAAATATATGAAAGAATCTTTATCAAATAATATTTCTTATTTTAGAAATGTGAAAGGTTTATCTCAAAACGAATTAGCAAATTTAGCTAAAATTCCACAATCAACTATTAGTGATATTGAATCTGGAAAAAGAAAAAATCCTGGTGTTAATACAATTATTGCTATTGCAAAGGTTTTAAATGTAAAGATAAATGATTTATTGAAATAAAAGAATAATATCATGACTGACGTAGAACAATTAAAAGAAGAAATAAATAGTTAAAATCAATACAAAATATGGAAGAAAAACTTAATTAAAATCGCATATTACAACGAACGCTTGGCGGTGGGTTTTGATTAAACCGTTATTATTGTAACTTATAGCTTATTTAGTGGGTAGCAACCATATGTACTATTAATTTTATTGTAATTCTAATTGAGGTAATAAACCATGATAAAAGATTTCGGATTACTACTTATAGAAGCACGAAAAAGTGCAGGTTATACACAGGAACAAGCAAGTGAATTATTAGATATAAGTGTTAGGACATTGGCAAAATATGAAGCTAATCAAATAAGACCAACCATAGATAAAATGAATGATATTGTTGAGATTTATGGTAGTGAATATATAGGGTATCAATATTTATTAACTTACAAATTAGGACAAAAATTGCTTGCCCCTATTGAAAATAAAAGTTTTTCGGAAACTGTTTTAAGTTTTATAACTAATATAAAGAAGTCTAATAAATGTATAGATGATTTAATTGAAATTGGTGCTGATGGAAAAGTAAACAAAAAAGAACAGCCTAAATATAAACAGATATTGAATACATTTAGGCTGATGACAAAAGATATTTTGATATTAAAGTTTTGTAAAAATAAAAAAGCTGAACCATTTAATAAACAGTCCAGCATATGACAATTAAATTCTTTGTAAAAATATTATAGCACAAACACGATAAAAATTAAAGAATAAATAAGAGAAATCAAAAAGGTCGGTTTGTAGTGCTTAGTTTAGAAAAAATTGGTGCGTAGCAAGCCATAGCAGAAAGGTTATTAACATAACAAAAAATAAAAAAAGAAAATGGCAAATCTTTAACGATAATCTTCTTAACAAATTTATTATGGTAGGGAGGTTTGCAAGTGATTTCTGCTATGGTGCTTGGTACGCACCAATGAAAGAGAGGTGAAAAAATGTTTGATAATTCTTTTTTAAATGAGGCTAAGCGATTGATAGATGAAAACAAAGCATTAAAAGAAGAAAATGCGTTACTAAGACAACAATTAAGCGGTAAAAATAATTATAGCAAGTATTGTTCACCTGCTGGCATATCTACTGCAAAACAAGTTGAAGAATTTACAGGTTTAAAACCTAGTATGGTTAGAGAACTTGGATATCGTGGTGTATTTGAAGAAATAAGAGAAGGTAAAATGGTGCGATACAAATTTAATAGTGTATTAGCATTTGTTCAAGGAAAACCAAAATTAAAGGTGATTTAGTATGAAATGTTGGCGGTGCGGTAAAAAATTGAATAAAGGGCAGGTGCATATATTGCATTTGATATGCGGTCTTGCTGTTCCAGTATGTGCTGATGACCGTCAATGTTATGCATTTGCTCAAAAAATAAAAAGGAGAAGAAAAAATGAGAATACGTACTGTAAAAAATAATCGAGGTAAGAAAACAAGTTTATTTCCATGTAAAGCCAAAGATGTTCTTAAAAACTTATTAGAAATAAATAGTTTATTACTAAAAGAAGGTTATAGCAAAGATTGGCATTATAAAGCTAATGGAGAAGTATTTCCATTTTAAGAGGTGTATACAATGGATAGATTAACAATAAAAGAAGCAATTTCGTTTTGTAAACAAGGTGAAGAGGTCATATTACGTAACGATGATTATGAGGACTTAATTTTAGTAGATTATGAAGATGGGTATTTAAAAGATATTGCTGGTGATTATATAAATCCTTATAAAGATTTATTAAAAGGTGATTATTTCATAAAAAAAGTTGCTTGAAAGACAACAGGTCAAACAAGCAACCACATAAAAAAATATTTGTAATTTAAGTATAACAGAGGAAAGAAAAATGGTCAAAAAAATTGTATTTCCTAAAATTAATAATTTTACTTCTGAAGAAGTTAAACAAAAATTTTTAGAAATTCTAAAAAGTATTAAGTTAAATATTAAATATGTAAGATTAGTAAATATTAGAGAATCATTAACAGGTTTAAGATTTTATATAAAAACTAAAAACTTTTTTGCTATTGGTGAGTATGATTGCATTGCTAATATCACAATGGCTAGTAGACAAAGAATAAATACTAAAAACTATATAAGCTTCTTATATAAAAGAAATGATTTAGTAAATAAATTGTCATATTTTGTAAAGGTGGAATAAAAATGATTAAAAAAGCAAGTGAAATTATAAATACTGATAAGAAAATTAGATTGTTAATTGCAGGATATCCAGGTATAGGGAAAACAACTCTTGCTTTGTCTGCACCTAAACCATTATTGATTGATGTTGATAGAGGAACTGACAGGGTAGAAGCAAGATACAGAACAGATTTTATTCAACCTGATACTTATGAAGAATTGTTGGAGGACTTGGTACCACTTAATTTAATTGATTATGAAACTCTTGTAATAGATACAGGCGGACAACTTATTAAATTGATGTCGGCATATGTAATAAAACAAAACGCTAAAAATGGTCAAAGAGATGGTTCTCTTAGTTTAAAAGGATATGGAGCTGTTGGTAGAGAGTTTGCAAGATTTATAGATTATTGTTATTACCAATTAAATAAACATGTAGTAATAGTATTTCATGCTAAAGAAGAAAAAGATGGAGATAATACTCGTCTTAGAATTTTAGTAGAAGGACAAACAAAGGATAATGTATGGCAACCAATGGATTTGGGTGGGTTCATGGAAATGCAAAATAATGTTAGAACGATAGGTTTTACTAATTGTGAACGTTATTATGCTAAAGGAACACATGGTATACATGGTGTGCTTACAATACCAGAGTTAAATGGAAATCAAAATGGATTTTTAACAAATCTTTTTCATCAGATAAATGAAAATATAAAAGCTGAAGCTAAAGAAGCTGAAAAAGAGAAAAAAGCATATCAAAAAATAATTAATACAATAAAAGAAGCAACAGAAGCAATAACAACACCAAATGAAGCAATGGAAGTCTTAGACTTAATAAATAATCAAAAACATGTATTGACTAGTGAAAAGGAAAGTAAATCTATATTGTTCGATAAAACAAAAGAATTAGGCTTTAAATGGAACAAATTGAAGGGAGAATTTGTTAATGAAGTATCTGATGACACAAAGTCTGCTTAATTCCTATTTGTATCAATTTAATTGCATTGATGATTATACAGAGGAAGCTCACCAAAGCTTCCTCAATACACTTAATAAGATATATAGCCCACCAAATGAAGCAATACAGCGTGGAATAGATTTTGAAAGATTAGTGTATGAGTATACTGACCCTAAAAATATTACTGATATATCTACAGATGAAATAACTGCTGCTATAAATATTGCAGACTATATACAAGGTGGAAGATTTCAGTATATAGCTAGTAAAACAATAAATGTTAATGGATTGGATTTAGTTTTGTATGGAAGATTAGATGCTTTAAAAGCTGGTGTTATATATGATATCAAATATACATCAAAATATAATGTGGGCAAGTTTATAGATAGTCCACAGCACCCAATGTATTTAGAGCTTATTCCTGAAGCAAAAGAATTTATTTATTTAGTAAGTAATGGAAAATACGTTTGGACTGAAAAATATACAAGAGAGGAAACACCTTCAATTTATCCTATAATACAAAACTTTTTTGAGTATCTTAATAACATGAATTTAATGCAAGTTTATAAGAATAAATGGAAAAGTAGGTATTAATTATGGAGATAATACATGGGAAAATCATAGATATTACACCAGAGGGACTATTAATAAAAGCACCTTATACCAATATAGATAGGGCTTGCTTTCGTAAGTATAGCATGGTAGATATTGGACTTAATGACGGTAGATATATAAGTAGTGAGCAAAGAAAAAAAGCTTACGCATTAATGAACGATATATCAGAGTGGAGCGGATATCTTCCCGAATATGTAAAAAGATTGATGAAAACTGAATTTGTAGTAAAACGAATGCAATCGTTAAATAAAGAAATATTCTCGCTGTCAAATTGCGATATGACCACTGCAAAGGAATTTATTACTTACTTAATAGATTTCATCATAGAATACGATATCCCTACTAAACAGCCATTAAGTGAATTATGTGAGGATATTAATAAATATATCTATATGTGTTTACTTCATAAAAAGTGCTGTATATGTGGCACTAAAGCGGAATTACATCATGTATCTGCTATTGGTATGGGTAGAGATAGAACAGAGGTATTTCAAATTGGTATTCCTGTATTACCATTATGCAGAAAACATCATATAGAATGGCATACATTAGGTAGTAGTACTTTTAATGCTAAATATCATGTAGAGTCCGTTAAATTAACTAAAGAAATTGCTAAAAAATATAATTTAACTAAAAAGAATATGGAGGCGGTAAAATGAACAGCCGATTTATAACTAAAGTAGAAATAAAAAGTAATGGAACACTTGATATCTTTTACAAAGTACTTGATAAAAATAATTGTGTTATAGAAGAACATAAAAATAATTATGTAGAACAGCCATTGCCAAGTTTTTATAATGCACTAAATGATTTAATTAAACCAGTATTAGATATTTTTAAAATAGGAGCAATTTTTTCTAAAAGAATAAAAATATATAAAGTTAATTTTAAAGGTTCTAATGAAGCTACATCAGCAATAATTAGTTGTCTTTTTCATTTAACAGATGATGATGTATGGATACCTATTAATACACATATAAGAAAATATCCTACTGATAGTTTTGAAGATGGACAAAAAGGCTTTTTTACTTATGACGTAGTAGATAAGCTTAATATTATAACAGACGAAGCAATTAAATATTTAGAAGGTAATAGAAATAATATCCAGCAGACATTATTTACAGAAGATAATGCTTCAAATACAGAAATTAATTCTAAAGAAATTGTAGAAAATGTAATAGATGTACCAAATAATGTTGTACAAATGCCAACAGTGGCACAATAAATAGGAAAAGGTGCTTGCCATAAAGACAAGCACCTATCCACGAGGTAAAAAATATGGAATTAAAACCTTTATCTTTGATAATTTCTTTTCGTTCTAATTATGCTAGTAAATTAGATAACGATACCCAGATTTTATATTGGGTATTATGGGACAAATGGAATTATCTTAGGCGACCTACTCAATTTAATATAGATAATAATACATTGATGATAGAAGCTAATTTGAAAAATTATAGTAAGTTAAATGATAGCCGAAAAAAATTGATTGAAGCAGGATTAATAAAATATGTTCCTAGTAAAACAAGAGGTAAAAGTTCAACATATGCTCTAATAAAAAATTATGTTGAAAATGCAACACCAAACTTAAATCAAAACCTAAATCAAAACCTAATTCAAAACCCAAAACCAAACCTAAAACAAAACTTAAATGAACCCCAAGAACTCAATAATAATGCGAACTCTTACGACCTCATAACAGAAAATACAAACCTAAAATCAAACCTAACTCAAAACCTAAATACAAACCCAATACCAAACCTAAAACAAAACCCTAATAAGAGTAATAGAGATATAGAGAATAATATATATTTTTTATATACGCACGCACGTGAGGCTATCGACTTTTATAAAAATAACGTAGCAGTTGATTTAAGTCCTAATGCTCTTATGGTTTTATCGGATTGTGTAGAAGTACATGGGAAAGATGATACATTAAGGGCAATGCAAGAAACCAAAATAAACATGAGTCATCTCAAAGATGTGGCTTTCATGAAATATGCTAGAGGGATTTTACGAAGTTGGGCAAAATATGGCAAGGAACCGCCGTCAAAACATAAAAAAGAAAATAAGCCGAAAGTTAATAAAGCTGTTGATAGTCTAATGGCTCTTATGGAAGGGTGAAGAACAATGAATGTAAAAGAAGCAGCTACTCTTTTAAGTTATGTTGTAGCAACAATGCCAAATATACAAGATAAAGATCTAAGTGCTACAGCGAAAGCATGGGCAATTATAATGCCTGATATTTCTTTTGAATTAGGACAACAAGCAGTATTGAAGATACTTCGAGATAAGAAGATACCAACTGTACCATTGCCAGGCGAAATAATAAACACAGTAAAGGAAATAGTGAACGGAGAAAATAAAATTAATGCTCCTAGTGATTATGAAGCATGGCAAGAAGTACGAAGTAAAATAGATTTTTACAAACCTAATCAAAAATGGTCGCATCCAGCAATTGAAGAAGCTATAAAAATAATTGGTTCTAGGAATATTTGTGGCGGAGATTATAACGTTGCTGATAGATTTATGAAAGTATATAACCGCATTGTAAAACGTACTAATGACCAATATGAAAATAAAGTAACATTGCAGATTATAGATAATACTCCTAAAAATAAGAGTTTATTAACATTCATAGGTGAACATAAGCAAATAGTATTAGGTCAAAAGGCGGTATAACTATGAAAAAGATATGTATCTGTGGTAAAGAGTTTGAGAGTAAAACAGGTAAAGCAAGATATTGTTCACAAAAATGCAGGTTTAAGGGATATTATCAAACACATAAAGAGTTATGGCATTTCAATAGCATTAAAAATGAAAATAAAATAGCAAAAAAAGAGCAGAAAAAAATAGATGATGAAAAAAATGCTATGTTGCAAAAGCGAAGAAGTGATATTGATTTATTAAAAAAAAGAACGGGAATAGATAATTATGCACTTGTAGCTTATTACTATGATACAGATAAAATAGATGAACTATTGAAGATAGCTAAATATAGACAAGATAATGGATTGATAAAAATTAGGAATAAAGATGAACAGAGAATAGTTAAATCACATGGTGGGAAAATTACAGGCGGATTTGATTATTTTATGATATCAACAAATTAGGAGCAAATTTCTATGGAAGATTTAGAGTCAATAAAAGATAAGCTTGAATATATAGACATTGCAATGAAGTTATTATTGCAATATGGAAAAAATAATCCAGATGTAGTTGATTTTCTTAGTAAAAATACAATGATTGCTAAAGATAAAGAAAATGGTTTTTGTGTAGTAATTAGTTTTAAAAAGATGAGGAATAATAATGAGTGAATTTATAAGTGGAAATGCTGGGATAATAAAAAAAGAGGATATTGTTTTTTTAGAAATATTAGAGCCTAATCCATTCTTTTTAAAAGATGAGTATAAGATATATGCTACTACTTATACTTTAGATAAAGGTGAACGTAAAGTATTGTTGGAAAGCAGAAAAAAGTATAAGGAAATAGAAAAGGAATTTAATAGGATAAAAAAAGAAGTTGAAAATACTGTAAAGAAAAAAATTTGTTGGAAACCAAAAGAACAGGAAACATATTATTATGTTGGTATTTCAGGTGATGTTATAGAAGATAAATGGGATGAAATAACAACTGATTATGCTTTTTTTATAACAGGTAATTGTTTTAAAACTAAGGAAAAAGCAACAAAACATATAACAGAAATATTAAATATTTATGGAGTTAAAAATAATGCAAAATAGACCAAAATATAATGCAAAAAAAACAATAATAGGCAATTTAAAATTTGATAGTAAGAAAGAAGCAGAATACTATTTAAAATTAAAAGCTAAACGTATTAATGGAGAAATAAATTGGATAAAGTTACAGCCAGAATTTTTGATTTTAAGAGGATTTACATTAGAAAATGGGGAGCGTACAAAAGGTATACGTTATGTAGCTGATTTTGAAGTTGAGTATGCTGATGGACATAGAGAAATAATTGATGTTAAAGGTGTAAAAACAGAAGCGTACAAAATAAAAAAGAAAATGCTCCTGGATATGTATCCTAATATTAATTTTATAGAGGTATAAATGATGAGGGAAATATTATTTAGAGGTAAAGATATAAATACAAATAAATGGTGTTATGGTGGATATGTTAGAAAAGTTTTATTTAAAAATACGAAAGATGAAAAAATAAGACATTATATATTTGATGGAGAAAATGCCGGACCAATAGTAATGCATGAAGTTAATCCAGAAACAGTGGGGCAAGCAATATGGCTTAAAGATGTAAACGGAAATGAGATTTTTGAAGGAGATATTGTGGAAGAAGTTAAACCAGAATGGGACGAACCTTCTCGTGCTGTTGCTGTTTTTGAAGATAATAATTTTGTGTTTGGTTATAATACCGGAGCAATATTATCAGTTGAATTTTTTTATAATGAAATAAAAATAATTGGGAACATATTTGATAATGAAGATTTATTTGAAAAAATATTTGAACAACACAAAATTGAATATTATCAAGAAATGAAAGAATTACACGGTGATTTAGAAAGTTTATAAGTGTAAAAAAATACAAAGAGTGTGAACGACTATGCAATGTAATGAACGATATTATGAAGCCGACACAGGGTATATGTGTTGGATTAATAAGAAACCATGTAATAAAAATAACTGTACATTAAAACATAGATTTGCAAAAGAATTTTCTAAAAAGGTAGTAAAAAATATAAAGGCTGGTGAGTGAATGAGAAAGGAAGGGATAAATCCTCTTACAAATGATGGACAATATGCAGATACAACATATAAAAAAGCTGTTGAAAAAAGAAGCCGAGAAAACTTTTTCTATGCTTTTTGTCGTAGGGCTTTCAGACGAGCTAATGTAGAACTGATGAAACGTTTGCATATAAAAATTCTAAGAATTGATTTCTGGGATATGGAAACAGATAATAAAAAAGTAATGAAGGTAGGAAAATATGAATAATAATGGACCTAAGTTGGTAAGAATACCATTAAAGACAGAACAAGAATTTTATAAAAGAAATATTCCTATAATCAAAATTACAAGTATTATATTGTGCTTGATAGCAACTACAATATTTTTAATAGGATAAATCCACTAATTAGGATAGCTAAAATAAAGCTATCCTTTTAGTGTTTATATGAAATAAAGGAGTATAGAAATAATGACTAAAATAGATGAAGCAAAAGAATATTTACAACAGGTATATAAGGCTAAACAAGTATGTTTAAGATGTAATGCAGATTTAGAAGAATTACGTGCAACATCTATTATGTTAATTCCATCATATAAAGAACGTACAGGTTTTAGTAATATAAAACATGATACCAGTGATTTTATATCTAAATTAGAACAACAGGAAGAAGAAATGGAAAGATTAAAATTAGAATGGCTAAATAAACGCATAGAAATAAAATCTTTTTTAAACAATATAAATATGAGCGAAAATATTAAGAATGTACTTATTTTACGTTATGTTTCTCTTAGAAAATGGGAAGAAATTGCTTGTTCTATTAATTGTTCATTTAGATGGGTGCATACATTACATTCTCAAGGATTATCCATTGTTGCAAAAAAAATAAAAAATTAGTTCACTAAAGTTCACTAAAATTCATAGAAGTTCATACTTTAATTGTGATATAGTTATACTTGTTAAAGAAAAAGATAAACCGTTGGTAAAAATACCAGCGGTTTTATTGTTTTATAAGTTAATTTTGTATAAATATTGGTATATACCCTTATATTTTAATAATAATGTGTATTTTTATAATTTATATTAGAATAATAACCTTCATGTTGCAAAATCTATGTAATATGCTATACTAAATATAGGCAAAACATGATAAATTGTCATATGGACAGCAAAACCCCATGAAGCTCGCACCTTCATGGGGTTTCTTGCGTTATATAGCTAACGCTGAAGCTAGGCTAGTTGCCACATAAAATCGAAAAAAGCATGTCTAACCCTTTGCAAATATAGTAGGCAACTATACTTGCCATGACAGCTTCTAAAAACATGATAAATCTTGACACATGGACACCTCCTAACTGTTACCAGTATAGGAAGGGCAACGAGAGATATTATAACATATAAACATATTTAAAGCACCTAAATAGGTGCTTTTTTTATGCCCAACTTTAAATTTTCGTGGTCGGTGAGAAATACTTCTTGACTTTTTGTCCCACATATTTTATTATAAATGTGGGACAAAAATTAGGAGGTGAATAGAATGCTAACATTAGATGAAAACGCTATTGTCGGTCAGGCGATAGTGGGGCAGGCTAAAGTTGGCAGACCCAAAGTAAATAATCCTAAAACTATTAAATTCAGTATTCGTCTTGATGTTGATACAGAACAAAAATTACTTAAATACTGTAAAAAACATGAAATATCTAAAGGTGAAGCAATTAGACAAGGGATTAATTTACTTTTAGAAAAATAAAAATACACCCGCTATCGAACCGACCAAAGCTCACGCGAGTGTATTGCATAGAAGTAATCTTCTGTGAAATCTATTATATCATAGAATGGTACTTCTATAAAGTAAAACTTAATATGAGGTGCAAACTATGAATGATTTACAAATATTTAATAATGTAGAATTCGGACAAATTAGAACTATTACAAAAGATAATGAAGTTTGGTTTGTTGGTAGAGATATAGCGGAAGCTTTAGGTTATAGTGATACTAATAAAGCTGTAGCAATGCATGTAGATGATGAAGATAAACAACTCAACGACAAAACGTCGTCGAGTTTTGGACAAAGAGGTGCAACAATTATTAATGAGTCTGGTTTGTATTCATTAGTTCTTTCTTCAAAATTATCTAGTGCCAAAAAGTTTAAACGTTGGATAACTTCAGAAGTGTTACCGTCTATTCGTAAGCACGGCGGATATCTAACACCAGCTAAAATCGAAGAAGTGTTATTAAATCCAGATACAATTATAAAACTTGCTACTGATTTAAAAGAAGAACGAGCAAAACGTGTTGAGGTTGAAAAACAACTTGAAATTAATAAACCTAAAGTATTATTCGCTGAAGCTGTAGCAACTGCAAAAACGTCAATTCTTATAGGAGAACTTGCAAAACTTATTAAACAAAATGGTTATGATATTGGTCAAAAACGTTTATTTCAATATTTAAGAGAAAATGGTTATCTTATTAAGCAAAAAGGTTCAGCATATAATAGTCCTACACAAAAATCAATGGATATGGGATTATTTGAGATAAAAGAAAGAACAATTAATCATTCTGACCATATTGAAATTGTGAAAACAACTAAAGTAACAGGAAAAGGTCAGATATATTTTATTAATTTATTTAATAAATTAGAAAGAAAATCAGCTTAATGAGGTATATTATTATGAGAGTAGAAGATATTAATAAGAGTACACGTTTTAAAATAGGGGAATTTATTGAAGATAGTTGTCGTGCTGATGAAATTCTTGAAGCTATTTTAGATTTATCTAAAGGCAGAGAATGTGCAATCTCTACATTAGTTAGAGAATACGGCTATTGGGCAACAAAGAAACATGAAGGATTAAAAGCATTAGAAGCAGAAAATATAACCGAAGAAATGGCAATATCATTAGGTTATAAATTGAATTTATAATATAGATAGGCTACTTACATTAATTTGTAGGTAGCTTTTTTAGTACAAAAATTTAGGTGGTGAGGTGATTTGACAAAACTTACAGCAAAACAAGAAAGATTTTGCAGAGAATATATTATAGATTTAAATGCTACTCGGGCAGCAATTCGAGCTGGTTATTCTGAAAAAACAGCAAACAGAATAGCAAGTGAGAACTTGTCAAAACTTGACATTCAAGAAAAAATACGGCAGTTGCAGCAAAAAATAGAAGCACGAACTGAAATAACGCAGGATAAAGTTTTAAATGAACTTGCTAATATAGGATTTGCAGAACCGTCTAAACAGATTAGAGTTACTGATAAAATAAAAGCTTTGGAGCTTTTGGGTAAACATCTAGGCATCTTCACGGATAAATTACAAGTGAAAGGTGATATCAAAACCATTAATCCTTATGAGAATTTGACTACAGAGGATTTAATAAAGTTGGCGAAAAATGATGGATAAAAAATTAATAGCATTAGGTGCAAAGATAGAACTTGCAAGACGTGAGTTCTTTTTTTATGCCCAATTAAAAGCTCCAGAATTTTATAAATTAGATAGAGCTTTTTTAGTTGATATTTGTAATACGCTTCAAAATTTTATTACATCAGATAAGAAAGTATTAATCTTAAATGTTCCTCCTAGACATGGTAAAAGTCGTACAGCAGGATTATTTGTGGAATGGATATTAGGTAAAGACCGTACAAAAAAAATAATGACTGGAAGTTATAATGAAACTTTATCAACTATGTTCTCTAAAAATGTGAGAAATGATATACAAGAAGCTAAAGCAGATATATATAAACCAGTATTTCATGATGTATTTCCTTTTACATATATAAAACGTGGTGATGGTGCTATGAATTTATGGAGCTTAGAAGGTGGTTATAATAATTACCTTGCTACAAGTCCTACAGGTACAGCTACAGGTTTTGGTTGCGACCTTTTAATAATTGATGACCTTATTAAAAATGCAGAAGAAGCCAATAATGAAAGTGTAAAGGAAAAGCATTGGGAATGGTTTACAAACACAATGCTTTCTCGTCTTGAAGAAGGTGGAAAGATAATAATAATAATGACTCGTTGGGCTAGTGATGATTTAGCTGGTAGAGCCTTAGAACATTATTCTTATGATGAAGTAGAACATATAAAATTTAAAGCAGTTTGTGATGATAATTCTATGCTATGTGATGAGATATTATCTGCTAAATCTTGTGAAGATAAGAAAAAAGCTATGGGGTTGGATATTTGGTCTGCAAATTATCAGCAAGAACCAATAGATTTAAAAGGCAGATTATATAGTAATTTTAAAACTTATACTGGTGATTTACCTACATTTAAACAAGTTAGGGCTTATATAGATACAGCAGATGAAGGCGACGATTATTTATGTTGCATTATCTATGGAGCTACTTTTCAAAATGAAGCATATGTATTAGATGTTATATATACTAAAGCACCAATGGAAATTACAGAAAATGCTGTAGCTCATGCTTTATATATAAATGGAGTAAATAAAGCTAAATTTGAAAGTAACAATGGTGGACGTGGATTTGCGAGAAGTGTACGACGTATTTTATTAGAAAAATTAGGAACTAATAAATGTGTAATAAAATGGTTTCACCAATCAAAAAACAAACAAGCTCGTATTTTATCTAATGCTACTTGGGTTATGGAACATATCTATTTTCCTGTTGGTTGGCAAAATAGATGGTCAGACTATTATGAGGCAATGACTAAATATCAGCGTGAAGGTAAAAATAAACACGATGACGCACCAGATTCTACTACAGGCATAGCAGAAGATTTATCTAAAGGTGGCATGAGTATATTTAAGTGAGGTAATTTAATTTGAATTTAGAGCAAGCTAGAAATTTAATAAATAAATATTTATCTTATCACTCGGTATTTGTAAGAAATGCACTAATAGCACAAAGATATTATCTAGGAGATAACGATATATTGCATAGAGAACCAAAGGAAAAATTGCAGGGAGGAAAACCTAATCCTTTACGATGTGCAGATAATAAAATAGCTTTTAATTTTCATCAGTTATTGGTAAATCAAAAAGCAAGTTATCTTTTTACAGCTCCACCGCTATTTGATGTTAAAGATGATATTATGAATGAGCATATAGCAAATGTTCTAGGAGATGCTTATGCTAAAAAAGCTAAAGATTTATGTGTAGAAGCAAGTAATAGTGGTGTTGGTTGGCTACATTATTGGATTGATAATGTAAAAGGTTTTCGTTGGGCAGTTATTCCTTCTATGCAAATTTATCCAGTATATAGTACGAGATTGGAAAAAGAGCTACAGGCTGTACTTAGAACATATAAATCTATTGATGATGAAGGGAAAGAATGGGATATTTGTGAGCTATGGAATAATACGAAATGTGCTACTTATAGACAACGTGGAGAGGTATTTGAACCATATAATATTTTTACTACTTCGGGTATAAACGGACAGCCAACAAATATTTATAATCATAATTTTGAACAAATACCTTTTATTGAATTTCCCAATAATAATACATTAACTAATGATTTTAATAAGATAAAATCACTTATTGATGTTTATGATAAAACATATAGTGGATTTGTAGATGATTTAGAAGATATCCAAGAAGTTATTTTTATACTTAATAATTATGGAGGACAAGATTTAAACGAATTTCTAAATGACCTAAAATATTATAAAGCTATTAAAACAGAAAGTGATGACGCTTCTGACAAAAGTGGAGTATCTACATTAACAATTGAAATACCAGTTGAAGCAAGGAAAGAGTTATTAGAAATAACAAGAAAAGCTATTTTTAGTATGGGACAAGGTGTGGACCCACAACAGCAATCATTTGATAATACCAGTGGTGAAGCTATGAAGTTTTTATATTCTTTATTAGATTTAAAGGCTGGTTTATTAGAAACTGAATTTAGGCTTGGGTTTGGTGAACTTATTCGTGCTATTTGTAAATATAAAGGATTTGAACCTAAACAGATTATTCAAACATGGACTAGAACATCAATTCGAAATGATGCCGAACTTGTCGATATGTGCAGTAAATCCCTTGGTGTAATATCCAATAAAACAATTCTAAAAAATCACCCGTTTGTCGAAAATGCAGAAGATGAAGAAAAGCAATTGAAAAAAGAACAAGCTGAACAGGATATTTACACAGATGAGGGAGGTGAGGAAGATGTATAAATGGATTATGGAATATCTTAATTTATTTAAACAAGATTTCCCGTTTAGTGCGGTAGCTGATTTAAATGAATATGAGATTATTAGGATTATTCAAGACTGTGTAAAAAATAACCGTATTTACACAGCCGAAACGAGACTTGCAGTTATTGGAACTGGAAAAATAGGACAATGTATAATAGGAAAGGAAGAATAATATTATGTATAGTAAACATGACTGGACAGAGGGAGAACTTATTACAAAAGATTTAATGAATAGTATGGAAAAAGGAATTGAAGATGCTAATAATAGAACGATGACTCCAGGACCACAAGGCGAAAATGGTCAATCTGCCTATGAACTTTGGAAAGCACAAGAAGGTAATTCTGATAAAACAGAAGAAGATTTTTTAAATTCTCTTAAAGGTGAAAAAGGAGATGTTGGAGAGCAAGGTCCGCAGGGCGAAAAAGGCGACCAAGGAGAGGTAGGTCCTGCTGGTAAAGATGGTGCAGCAGGTGCTAAAGGAGATACGGGTGCTAAAATCACAAGCATTGAGTTAAATGTTACAGGCACAACTATTTCTGGTACTGCACATTTAGATGACGAAAGTACAGCTGCTATTACAGGTACTTATACAGCAGGTTGATAAGGAGAAGATAAAATGACTATTGAAGAATATATTGCTTCTTTAAATCTTGCAGATGATGCTAAAAAGAAAGCAATAGAAGGTTTAAAGAACTTTTTAAAAGATAACTATGTAGAAAAAGCAAAATTTGATGAAGCTACTACAGCTAAATCTAATCTTGAAACGCAGATTAAAGAACGTGATAAACAGCTTGAAACATTGAAGAAAACAGCTGGAGATAAAGAAAAATTAGAAAGTACTATTCAACAGTTACAAGAAGAAAATAAATCTTCTAAAACTAAATACGAGCAAGATTTAAAAAATTTACGTATTGATAGTGCAGTAAAATTAAAATTAACTAATACAGCACAAGATGTTGATATTGTAGCAAGTTTAATTGATAAAACTAAATTAATTGTATCTGATGATGGTACAGTAACAGGCTTAGATGAACAGATTAATCCATTGAAACAATCTAAGCCTTTTTTATTTAAAAATGATAAACAAAGTTATGAGCCTAAAGTAGGTGGTAATCCTATAAATAATCCATTTAGTAAAGAACATTTTAATCTTACTGAACAAGGTAAATTATTTAGAGAAAATCCACAACAAGCTAGAGCATTGGCTCAAGCTGCTGGAGTAAATATTGGAGGTATTAACTAATGGCAACAACTTTACAAGATATTATTGTACCAGAGCTATTTAATCCATATGTGATTAATCGTTCTATGGAATTATCTGCACTTTACCAAAGTGGAATTGTTAGTAATAATGTAGAATTTGACCGTTTAGCAAGTGAACCAGCACCAATTCATCATATGCCATTTTTTGAAGATTTGACAGGAGATGCTGAAATTGTAATTGAAGGAGCTAAATTAACACCTGCTAAAATTACATCTAATCAAGATATATCTACTACTATTCGTCTTGCTAAAGCTTGGGCTGCTACAGATTTATCTGCACAACTTGCAGGAAAAGACCCTATGGAAGCTATTGCAACACTTGTTGCTAAATACTGGGAACGTCAACGACAAAAAGTATTACTTCGTATTCTTAAAGGTGTTTTTTCGTCTGAAAAAATGAAAGCAGAACATGTATATGATGTATCTACGTCAAGTGGAAAAGCTGCTAATATTTCTGCTTCTGCTTTTATTGAAGCCCTTCAACTTTTAGGAGATGCACAAGACCAACTTACAGGCGTAATTATGCATTCTAAAACAAAATCTTATTTAAAACAGCAAAATCTTATTTCTACAGAAAGAGATAGCAATTCTGTAGAGTTTGAAACATATCAAGACCGTAGAGTAATTGTTGATGATGGTTGCCCAGTAGATGAAGGTGTATATACAACTTATCTTTTTGGACAAGGTGCTATTGCATTAGGTAATGGTAGTCCAGAAGGTTTTGTTGCTACTGAAACTGACCGAGAAAAATTAATGGGTTCAGGTATTGATTATCTTATTAATCGTCAATGTTTTATCATGCATCCACGTGGAATTAAATGGACTAATAAAGTAAGAACTAATGTAGAAAGCCCTACTTTTGTAGAGCTTGAAAATTCTACAAATTGGGAACGAGTGTATGATAAAAAACAAATTCGTATGGTAGCCTTTAAGCATAAAGTGGGATAGTGTTTTATTATGGATAGTGAAAGCTATTGGATAAAACGAGCCGAAGAGCGTGAACAAGAATGGAATAAAAAGTCTAAAGGTACTATTGAAAAAGAGCTTGCCGAGTATTACAGGCGGGCTCTTTCTCGTATTACTGATGATATTGCTGTTTTATACGGCAGATATGCCAAAGATAATAATCTGACCTATGCGGAAGCTAGTAAACTTTTAACAGGCAAAGAGTTTAAACAGTGGCGAATGTCTTTGGAAGAATATCTGGATGCCATAGATAAAACCGCTGACAATAAACTACTGCTAGAACTAAATACCCTTGCCATGCGCAAACGAATTTCGCGCCTTGATAAACTGTATAGCGATACTTTGAAAAATCTTTACAAATTAGGCGTGGATAGCGAAAACAGCATGACAAAGTTTTTGTCCGGTGCATATAAAGACAATTATTATAAAAATCTGTTCGATATCGGCAAGACAATCGGTATCAGGTCGTCTGTATCAGAAGTTGATGATAAAAAAATTCGCAAAGTGCTGAATAATTCATGGTCAAGAAAAAACTACAGTCAGCGTATTTGGAAAAATACGGATAAACTGGCAAAACTCATCAAAAATGAAATTACGGACGGTTTTCATCGCGGTGTATCTATTAATAAAATGGCAAAGCTCGTACAGCAAAGAATGAATGTCGGCAAATATGAAGCTACCCGCCTTGTACGCACTGAAATGAATTACGTACAAAATCAGGCGGCACTGGACAGTATAAAAGACGCTGACATGAAATACTATATATTTCTGGCCACACTCGACAAAAAAACATCAACATTATGCAGAGCACATGACCGCAAAGTTTATCCGGTGGACAGCGCAACGCCCGGCACTAATATGCCGCCGCTACATCCGCATTGCCGTTCAACGATTGCGGGCAATCTAACCGATTATGATACGGGACGCGGCAAACGCAGTGCACGTGATAAAAACGGAAAACGAATTATCATCCCTGCCGCTATGAATTATGATGATTATTACAAAGTCTATATTGAAAAATCCATGTCATTCAGTCAGTGGGAAAAAGCACACAAAAAGCTGACAGTTAACGCTAATAAACCGACACTTAAAGAATTAATCAAAAATACGGATATAAAAAGTTGTACAAAAGATGATATTATCAATATCGGACGAAACGTATGCGAACAGTTTGATATTAAAAATAAAATTGGCGATAAAGAAGCCTTAAAAGAAGTATTTGGCAATTTTCGTGAGATGGGTGGCAAACTTTCACCAGAACAATGGGCAAAAGGAAGTAACAAAATCACTAAACAACAGCTTAGTGAAGCATTTTCCTATTATCCAAAAGACTGGGTGAATTATTTAACTGATAGCGGAAAAAAACTGTATACACTAATAACCAATAGAGGATTTTTTAATGAAGGAGCTGTTATGGCTAATGGTAAATATTATGCTACAAAGTTTCCAGATTATAAAACAGGCTATGTATCAATTCATATGAATGGAATGCGCAAAACAACACCTTATCATGAAATAGGTCATTATGTTGAATATTTCAATAAAAACGCTCTTAGAATATCTAAAGAGTTTTTAAAAGACCGTACTAAGGATGAAAAATCTGTACTGTTAAGAGAAATTCTTTTCAATTCAAGATATAAAAAGGATGAAACAACTAAGCCAGATGATTTTATAACTCCTTATATCGGTAAGGACTATCCAGATGCTTCCGAAGTATTAAGCGTGGGGTTAGAATTAGTATTTGAACCAACGGAGCAACTAAAAAAAGTCGAACTTATCAATGGCGAATATAAGCCGATTTATGCTACAATAAAAGATGATATAGAATTTTTGTATTTAATTATAGGATTAATATTGAAAGCATAAAGAGGGATTATAATGTGGACAAAATATAAAGCTTTTGGTGAGGAATATGCAAAAGCATTGGCACGATTTGATGAGGCACATGATAAATATTTAAAAAAATTTGGCGAAAATTCTCTTGACCGTGTACTTTTAAGCGAACCTTTAATACACCAACCAACAAAACTTGATGTTGATGAGACAAATAGGGATACTAGAATGCTTGAAGAAGCAATAGAAAATAATAAGCCGCTAGAACAGATACCGAAAGAAATGTGGGAAAAAATGATATTTTAAAAGATAATTTTGAGCACTTGCAGAAATGTGAGTGCTTTTATTATGCCCAATTTTAGAAAGAAGGAATATTATGACACCTGCTGAAGCAGTGGCGGATATTACCGCCAAAATAAAGACAATTCGCGGCGATACTGAAATTGATGAAGTGGTACTCAGTATTTACGTTGAAAAACTGGTAACTGATATACTTGATTACTGCCATAGACATGATTTCCCGCGAGCCTTGACTTTCACCTGTATGGATTTGATAAATAAGCGTATCGACGACGAGCAGACAGCGGCAGAAGAAGATGCGCAACTGAAAAGCATTGAAGCCGGTGATACTAAGTTTGAATTTAATGTGGCGGCGGTGATTTCTTCCGGTGTTTTAAATGACCTGGATTTTGACAGTATCAAGCCGAAATTGAATTTATATCGAAAGATTGCGGGGTTTGGTTCATGCCGACACCATCACAATTAAACAATCTGCTTAGTAAATATATGTATCATGACAATGTTACCGTCTGCCGTCAAACTAATACTATTGATGATGAAGGCGCAGATGATTATGCGGTGCAGGAAATTTACAGCGATATTCCCTGCAAATTGTATCAGAGCGGTAAACCTTTTACCGTGCAGAATACGGACAGACAGGTGGATATTATCACGGATTTAAAATTATTTCTGCCACCGCAATATGATGTTCTGCCTAACGATATTTTGAAAATATCCCGCAACGAGCAGGAAATTTTATTGAACGTCGTAAAATCGTTTAAGTATAAATCACATCAGGAAGTAACGGTAAAACGGAAGGATGAGGCAAGATGAGCGTTGAAATTGAAGGCATTGATGATTTTATTGCTAAACTTGATAATGCCATAAAAAAGATACCTAAAAAGAGCAATGAATTTGTGAAAAAATCCGCTGAAAACCTTATCGAATACACTAAAGATTTAACGCCCGTTGATACTGGTAATTTAAAAAATAACTGGCAGCGTACCCGTCCTTATATGGGCAGTATTAAAGTCTACAATAATACGGAATATGCCGCACATATGGAATATGGACACCGCGTAAAAAACCGCAGGGGCGAATGGGTAAAAGATGAAAACGGTAAAATAAAATTTGTTAAAGGTGCTTATATGCTTCATCAGGGTGTTGAGGAACTGCGGGATAATTTCGAGGAGGACGCCAAAATAATTATGGATGGTATATTTAAATGATTAAATTACTTGATATAAAAAAAGGACTTACAACGCTTTTAAAATCTAAATTCAATTATAAGGTTCATTTCGATAATGTGGAAAAATCGAGTGAGCCTTATTTTTATGTGGAAATGATGCCGCGGCATAAAACCGTTGATGAGATTTTGACGGATAAATCCATACAGATTGATATAATGTTGGTTTTGCTTCCAGATGAATACGGCAGGATAAAGAGGTCTATTTTATACGATACGGCTGATACCTTAGACAGCTTAATCAGACCTGTATTTCATATAAAGGACAGGTGCATTACCATTCTTGAAAGTCAAACACGGTTTGTTGATGAAATCCTGCATTATATTTTTAATCTTGATTTTGCCGATGGTATGACTGATGAAGAAAGTTCCGCTATTATGTATGATTTAATGCAAACCTTGGAACTCAATTTAAAATAGGAGATGATATTTAATGGCTAATGAACAAGAAGTATTCGGTATGCCGAAAGTGCTTATAACCTTTAAAACTAAATCTACAACAGCAATATCTCGTTCTGCTAGAGGAATTGTTGTCATGATTTTGAAAAACGAAACATCAGATATTATGAAAAGATATAAAATTTCTGATGTAACAGATATACCAACAACTACTCCAGAAGTAGGATTAACAACTAAAAACATTGATTTAGTAAAAAAATGTTTATTAGGAACACCTTTAAGGGTTTTGGTATATACCATACCTAATGATGATGTAGAAGATGCTACTATAAATCAGAACAGCGTCTTAAAAGAAATTGCCAATATTAAATGGAATTATATCTGTGCTCCAACATCTACCGAACAAGAACAAGAAGATTTAGTAAGTTGGGTTAAATCTCAACGTAACAATAAAAAGAAAACTTTTAAAGTAGTTTGTGCTCATCAAGAAGCAGATGATAAAGGGATTATAAATTTTTGTACAGAACAGATAAAGGTAGCTAATCCTAATTATAAAGCTGACGATGGTAATTCTGAGGAAATTGGATATGTAGATGAAGCATACACAGATATTTCGGTTGTTGCTGAAGATGATGTAAGTGAAAAAGAACCAGAGTATATAACTTATTCAGCTATAGAGTATACAGCACGTATTGCAGGAATTTTAGCAGGACTAAGCCTCGATAGAAGTGCAACTTACTACCAGTTAAATGAAGTTGAAAGTGTAGAAACTTATGAGGATATTGATACTTTAATTGATAATGGACAGCTTTTATTGGTAGATGAAGGCGATGGTGATGGTGTAAAAATCGCTCGTGCTTGTAATTCTTTAACTACATTTACTACAGATGTAGGGCAGGATTTCCGTTTCATCAAAATAGTAGAAGCTATAGATATGATAACAGACGATATTCGCGATACATTTAAATCAGATTATGTCGGCAAAGTGATAAATGATTATAATCATAAAATGCTGTTTATTTCGGCTATAATGGTTTATTTTAGCGGCTTGAAAGGAAATGTACTGGATAACAGTCCTACTGCCCAGAATACCGTTGATATTGATGAGGAACAGCAGAAAAATTATGCAATACTGAAAGGCGAAGATGTCGCCGAAATGACAGTACAGCAAATTCGTGAATATAATACGGGAACTAATGTTTATTTAACAGGCCGTATTACGCCGGTTAACGCTATGGAAGATTTGACGATTGATTTCACTATGTAAAGGAGTGTTATAAATGGGAAGAGAAGCAGAAGCTGTAAAATACAGAGGACGCCGCCGCTGGAACGGTAGCTGGGGAAAAGTCTGGTGGGATAATGAACTTTTATTTGAAATTCAGAAGTTTGAAGCAAAGGTAACTGCCGACCGTGAAGATGTATATATTTCCATCAGTAAAGATAGTAAAATCGTATCATTAACAGGTGAACTTTCCTTTACTATTAAATCCGTTGTGAACAGAAATATTAATAAATATCTTGAAGCATGGAAGCAGGGGCTTGACCCGCGTGCTAATTTTGTAGGGCTTATTGATGACCCGGATGCAGTGGACGGGCAGAAAGAACGCTGTTCTATTGATAATGTATGGTTCAATGACCTGATTTTGATGAGTTTTGAAAAAGGCAAAGTCGTGGAAAAAGAATTTACGGCAGGATTTACACCAGAAGACGCAAGCTTTATTGAAACAATCGGAGCATAGAGCCACTTACTTTTTAGTAGGTGGCTTTTCTAATACAAAAATTTAATGATAAGGAGATTATAAAATGGCTATTAGTGTAAAAGAACTTATTGAACAGAAAGAAAAAATTGAAGGTAATAAAAAGGTTTTATATGATATTGAAACGTCTATAGGTACAATTACCGTAAAACAGCCGGAAGCAAGTTTCGTCGCCGATATTTTAAAATTAGATAACGTAAATGAACTTATGATTTTAGATAATGTTGTTGAGCCTAATTTAAAAGATAAGGATTTACAGAAAGCGTATAACTGCATAGAGCCGACGGATATTGTCGGTAAGTTGTTTAAAGCCGGTGAAATAGGTAATATTGCAACAGCTATTATGAAATGTGCTGGATATGAAAGTCTTGAAGCCAAGGTGCATGAAGAAATAAAAAACTGATAGATGAGAACTGGGAAGCGGCAACAGCCGCTTTTTTGCTTCTCAAAGGTCATACATTAGAATATTTTTTTAACATGAGTTATTTGGATAAACTTTTTGCTTATACGGCAATGCGCAAACAGCAGGAAATTGAAGTCCGCAAAATGGAATTTGAAGCACAGCTTGCCGGTTTCAAACTAGTTAGGAGGTAGTTAAATGGCTGATGATGCAAGACTTACAGCACGGCTGGAAGCAAAAGACAACATGACAGCGACTATAGTTAGGTCGAAAAAAGCACTAAAAGATTTACAAGGTCAGGCGCAGGCTACCTCTAAAACTACGGATGGTATTGTTAAATCTTCGGCAAGAGCCGGTGAAGGTTTAAAAGAATTAGCACAAAACGCCGACAAAGCTAAAACGGCACTTGGAGGAATAAAAAATAGCTCTGTATCCGTATCTGTCCGGGATATGGTAACATCACCCTTAAGTTCCATAAAATCAGGACTTGGCAGTATCGCAGGCAAGTCTTATTCTGTAGGCATTCACGCTAAAGACAGTGCTACTGATACCATTTTAAAGGTTAAATCGGAATTATCTGGTATTATGGGCAAAACATATACGGCTATACTGAATGTAAAAACTAATACCAACCCGATGAATTCTATGGGTAATACTTTAAATGAGTTCACAAACGGAATGCTTATGCCGACAAGTATGCAAATGGCAGGTGCCGCCGGTATTGGTTATGGTGTGTACGATACCATAAAAACAAGTATGGATTTTGATGCTCAGTTATCTGCTATTAAATCGCTTACGCCAAAAGAAGGTTTAGACGGTATGAGCCGCGATGATGTTATGGTACAGGTAAGAGCACGTGCAAAAGAACTCGGTCAGGCTACGGCATTTGGCAATAAAGAAGTAGCACAGGGCATGACAGAACTTATAAAAGCTGGCATTTCTTTAAAAGATGTGCTGGGAGATGCCAGTGAAGCTGCATTGAATTTAGCAACGGCTGGCGACTTAGCATTACCGGAAGCAGCTGAAATCATGAGTACGGCAATGAATACATTCGGCGTTAAAGACGCAACTCACGCCGCAAATATTTTAGCCGGTGCGGCGAATGCTTCCGCAACCAGTGTGCATGAAATGAAATATTCACTTTCTGCAGTCGGTATCGTAGCAAAAAAAGCCGGAATGGATTTTGATGAAGTAAATACAGCTCTTGCTCTTATGGCTTCCCGCGGGCTCAAAGGCTCAGATGCCGGTACAAGTTTAAAATCCATGTTACAGCAGATTGAACCGGCGACAAAACCGGCGGTAGCGGCGTTTGAAAGACTAGGCTTATTAAAAGACGGCAAAAATCAATTTTATAATGAAAAAGGTCAGCTTCGTTCTTTAGGTGAAATAGCAGATATTCTGCACGAAAGCACGCAAGGGCTTACAGAGCAGGAGTTAAACTCACTTTATAAAGACGCTTTCGGTTCTGATGGTATTCGTGCAGCGCAGGTTCTCGGTGAATTTACGAGTAAGTCCGTTAAGGATATGTATGATGAAATGACGAAAGTTACAGCTAAAGAACAATCTGAAACAATGCTGGACAATTTGAAAGGTGATATTGAACAGCTCGGCGGTGCATGGGAAAACTTTCAAGATACACTTATGGAAGGCTCGGCAACAGGTGGGCTAAGAAGTCTTGTTAAGGAAATCACTGAACTTGTTTTAGATGCTAACAAATTATTTGAAAATGGTTTTACATTTTGGGGAACATTCGACTTTTTGACAAAACCATTCAGAGACGCATTTTCAAAGATGATACAGATGGATGGTATGGGTTCAGTTGCCGCCGGTGCAGGTTTGTTTATTGGATTTATTGCCGGAGCAAAGAAATTCTATAATATTGTTGCTAAATCCGTACAAAGTGTTAAAAATCTGATTGATATTGCCAAAGGCATTCCTAAAGATTTGCCGGGTTCAGTACCTAATAATCTGCCTACAAATCTTCCGGGACAGACTGTAAAAGATATTATTCTAAATGCGCAGAATGTTTACGTAAACGGCAAAAATCAACCGGGTGAAACGCCGCCGGTAGTACCAAACGAGCCCAGTGCGCCGCCTACGGATAAACCGAAAAATCCGCCTGCAAAGCCTACCATTTGGAGCAGGGCAAAAGATGCAATAAAAACAGGATGGAATTACGGTGGCGGTATAAATAAAGCCAATATTGCTCTTACTATTCCTTTTGCCACATATGATATCTACAGTGCGGATGAAGGAGAGAAGGGAGCGGCTGTTGCTCGCGCTGGAGGCGGTATTGCCGGTGGCTGGGCAGGTGCTAAAATCGGCGGTGCGACAGGTGCGGCGGTCGGCTCTGTACTTCCTGGTATCGGTACGGGAGCCGGTGCAATTATCGGCGGTGCTATCGGCGGTATCGGCGGCAGTATTTTGGGTAGCCAGTTTGCTGACAGCATTTCAAGACTTTTTGATTTCTCCGCAGATGATAATATTATAAAACGTATCAATGACAGTTCGTGGGGACAGGCTCAAAATATGTCGGTCGCAACAAATATGAATATATCGCAAATGCAGTATGACGGAGCAAGTGCTTCATTTAATAATATTGCAGAACAAAGCGGACAGACTCAATTGCAATCCGCTCAGGCACAAATGGACAGTCAACAACAAATGTATCTAGGTTTTCGGGATTTTGTTTCTGATATTTGGAATGGAATTACTGATACTGCCAACATTGCAGGACAAATGCAACTTGAAAGCAATCAAATACAGGTTGAAGGACAAAAGCAGGTATTTTCAGGGCTTAAAGATTTTACAACAGAAATCTGGAACGGAATTACCGATACAGCTAACACGGCAGGACAGATGCAGGTGCAAAATGCACAAGTGCAGGCACAGGCAAATATGGAAATGTGGAACAGTGTTCAGCAGTCCGCCGCAAGTGCATGGGAAAGTATTCAAAGTAAATGGGGTGAAGCAGTAGGCTGGTTTACTGGAAATATATACAATCCTTTAGAAAATCTGGCGCAAAGTGCAGGTGCAGGAATTGCCAATGGTATAAACAGTGCAATTGCCACTATCCAGAGCGCATGGGCAGGTGTAGTCAACTGGTTTGAAACAAATGTTTTCAGTCCTATTAGGCAGAAATACATCGAACTTAAAAATTCTGCTCCGTCTCCGGTTCAGAGTGTACTCAGTTTTGTTGACGGCGGTATAGGGAAGAATGCTACAGGTACAATGAATTGGACAGGCGGTCTTACCGAGATAAACGAACAAGGTGGAGAAATTGTTGACCTTCCGACCGGCAGTCGCATATATCCGGCACAAACTACGGAACGTATCATTCAGCGTGAACTTGCCGAAAACACCTCCAATACGGGCGGTGGCAATGTAACAATTACCGGCAATACTTTTATAGTGCGAAATGAACAGGATATTGACGAAATCGCCTATCGTCTAATGTCTATCATGCGACAAGTAAATGCAAACTATGGAGGTGCATACTGATGAGCCTTGACAGTTTTATGAATAAGACTTATAGCATAGTAAATCTTTTATCTTTGGCACTAGGAAATGAAACTGCTGCAAAACGGCAGATAATATTAAGCTCGGATAATGAGAAATTCACTACTCCTGTTACTCCTCGCAGTTACGAAATAAAAACAGCACAAAATAATGAAACTATAGATATTCTCGATTTCGGAGAAGCTATGTTGTTTGGTAACGCAAAACTTAAACGGCTGAGCTTCTCTGGTTTTTTTCCGCATCCAAAACATGACTATCCATTTGTCGTGGGAGATGTAAAAACTCCGATTGAATGTGTGGAATTACTAACAAAATGGAAAGAAGCCAAAAAGCCGATAAGGGTAATAATAACCGACAGCCCTGTAAATCTGATGATGGGGCTTCGAGAATTTACCTACCGTGAACAGGATGGGACAAGAGATATTTATTATAAATTATCTTTTATTGAATATAAGGAACTCAATACGCCGTCAGCTAACAACGATAAACAGACTGACGAAACAACAGGGCTGAAACAGCGTACTGACGAGCCCGAAAATCCTGAAAGCTGGGTTGATAAAGCTGATGATATTTTAGATGCTTCAAAAAAAGTCTATGGTGATTACAGTCATTGGCGAAATATTGTGCAGTCTAATGACTTAAAAAATTTAGCTATAAACAATGTAACAAAATTAAATTTGAGGAAGAATCTAAAATGAAAATATTTTATAAAGGTAAGGATATTTCTACATTAGTGAAAAAAGTTACATGGAGCGGTTCACGACTTCAGGTTGCCAGAAAACTTGTATTTGATTATGTACAGGATGACCGAGACACTCTTATTCCGGTTCTTGAAATAAACAACGGCGAAACGATTTTCGGCTATGATGAAGAAAATAATATCGTCTTTCGTGGCAACGTTTTTGATGTAGAAAAAAACAGACAGAATTCCAATGTACGAATCACTGCTTTTGACAACCTTTTTATTCTTAGTAAATCTAAAACGACAAAGAAATTTGTAAATATACCGGCTGAGGATATAACGGCAGCGATATGCAGAGAGCTCGGCGTCAAAGTCGGTAGTCTTATAAAAACGGGCGTTCCTGTAAGTTTTATCGCAGATCGTAAAACGGGCTATCAGATAATTATGATGGCTTATACGGAAGCCAGTAAAAAAACGGGCGAAAAATATCACCCGATTATGAACAACGACCAACTCGATATCATTTTAAAGGGTACATTAATCGAAAATTATGTTGCCGACAGCCGCAGCAATATGACGGAGAGCACTTACAAAGAAAGTATTGAAAACATGGTCAATCAGATAATGATTACTGACCAGCAGGGCAATATGACGGGGTATAAACGTAATGATGAATGGATTGGCAAATATTCCATGATACAAGATGTTTATAAGACCGACCCGAACAAGGATACCAACAAAGAAGTCGAAGCAATGCTGAAAGGACCGGATAGAAGCGGTTCTCTTACGCTCATTGGTGATTATCGGGTAAAATCTTCATATTCTATAGAAATAAGAGATAGCTTAAATGCCGGTAAATTCTGGATAAAGTCCGATGTGCATACATTTCAGAACGGCAATCATATGATGAAAATTGAACTTGAATTTGAAAATATGATGAATGAGGAAAAAGCTCCACAGGAAAAAACGAAAAAGTAGGTGATATAAATGGCACCAATCCCGAGTGCGGAAGCAAGTGTTGAGCAAATTGTGAATATTATGCATGGCGTGGCACAATCGCATGTTCCACGCAGTGCTTTTATAGGTATTGTAAAAAAACCTCCACCTAATTTTGTTATTAAAGCAAATAATATTGAGTTAACACCTGAAAATGCCTATATATCTAAGCGGTTGCTTGTCGGTTATGAAAGAACAGCACGTGGTCATTTGGTTTCTGCAACACAAAATCGTAGTGGTGGTAGTGGTGATGCAAGTTTCGAAAGCCACAATCACGATATTGATAATGACTATACTGAAAATTTTATCTACACCGATACGCTGAAAGTCGGCGACTGGGTCAGTATCCTGCCGTGCGAAGGCGCAGAAGGTCAGCTCTATATTATAAATGAAGAGGTGGTAAAACTTGAGTGATGAATTTCCATTTACCGGCACAAATACAATTGCTACAGAAGAAGATTTACCGCTATATAAAGAATACGCATGGGATTTCGACACGGACAAGTTCATCTATGATAATGCCGGTAATCACGTGTTAGTCGAAGGAAATGAAGCTATAAAAGTCTGGATTTATAAGGCACTGAAAACAGAACGTTTCAGATATACAGCATATAGCTGGCAATATGGTATTGAACTAAAGAAATTTATTGGCAAGGTCATGACTGTCGGTGAGAGGATTTCCGAATTTAAAAGGGCTATAATTGAATGTTTAATGGTAAACCCATATATAAAATCCATAAATTCCATAACAATAAATCGGGAAAAAACAGAATTAAACTGTGAAATTGATTTAACTACGGTTTACGGGGAGCTGGTGATTAATGTATAAGGCAAGAGACCAAAAAGATATATTGCAAGAAATGATTAATAATTCTAAAGCGAAAACAGGATTATTTGAGGGAACTTTTATGTATGATGCTCTTTCTAGTAATTCTATTGAAGTTGCTAAAAATGAAGTTGAAATTGAAGAAGCATATAAAGTTGCTTTTGCCGATACAAGCTATGGTGAATACTTAACTATGTTAGCTAAACAATCTGGTGTTATTAGAAAAGAAGCTACTAAGGCTGTAGGAGTTTTGACTGTAAAAGGAACAGGTAAAATTTATGCAGGTGCTACTTTTGCAACAGAAAGTGGTATACAATTTGTAGCTATAGAAGATAAAGAAATAAAAGAAACAGGACAAATAAATATTGAAGCCAATATCGAAGGTACTATTGGAAATGTGGATGCTGAAACTATAAATACTATTTCTGCATCTATTCCTGGAATTAATAGTGTAATAAATGAAGTAAAAACAACAGGTGGATATGATGAAGAAACAGATGCAGAACTCTTAGATAGATATTTATTTAAAGCACGAAATCCAATAACAAGTGGAAATAAAAATAATTATGTATTTTGGGCTCGTGAAGTTGAAGGCGTAGGTGGTGCAAGATGCATACCGTTATGGAATGGTAATGGCACTGTAAAAGTAATAATAATTGATGCTAATTTAGAAGTTGCTAGTGAAGAACTTTTAAATAAAGTAAGAACACATTTAGAAGAAAGACCTATTGGTTCAGATGTAACTGTAGTATCTGCTGAAGCTGTAAATATAAAAATATCTGCTAATATTTATGGCAATATAAACACAGATGAGTTTAAAGAAAAAATTGATAATTATTTTAAAGAAATTGGCTTTAATAAAGTATATGTATCTTATGCACATATTGGTAAGGCTATTTTAGAATGTAATGGTGTTATTGATTATGATAGTTTGACTTTAAACGGAGAAGCTAAAAATATAACACTTACAGAAGAACAACTTCCTATTTTAGATGATGAGGTGGATTTTAATGTTATATCTACTTAGACGAACACCAGTAAAAACATTAAAACACTTACCTAAATTTTTACAAAAAGATAATGATTTTAAAAATACAGCTTTAATATGTGATGATGAACATGAAAAATTAAGACTTGCTATCTTGGATGTTAAAGACCAGTTTTTTGTAGAGACAGCAACATGGGGTCTTTCTGATTGGGAAAGAATTCTCAGTATATCAGTAAAAAATGGTGCTACAATAAAGGATAGAAGAACACAAATACTTTTAAAACTGCAAGGAGCGAATGTTGTATCTAAAGCCTTTATTATAAATTTAGTAAATAATTTTTTAAGTGATAATTCAGGTAATATTGTACAGCATAATAAGGATTATTATTTTGATATTTGCTTTAATAATGGTAGTTTATTCGATTGGGAAGGCTTACAAGAAGCTATAGAAACTTATAAACCAGCACATTTGGGCGTAAAATATTTTGCTTTGCAAAATGTTGATTCTAATATATATGTAGGTGGTGCTGTAAATAATATAGAACAAATAGAAATAGGAGCAGAAGAAGATTATAGTATAGACCCAATAACTGCTCCTATTGTTATTTATGGATTATCTAACATTGCTGAACAAATAGAAATCGGCAGTGATAATGTTATCGCTGATACTAATATAAATGTTGATACTGATAATGTTATTTATGGATTATTTGATGTTGTGGACCAAATAGAAATTTAATATTTAGGAGGGATAATATGGCTAAATTTCCAAATATAACAATGACGAGTGCAGGGCTTGAAATGTTAGCAAGAGCTGCTAGTGGTCAAACAGCCGATAGATTTATAGTAACTAAAGTAAAACTCGGGGACGGCGTATCTGAAGGTAATATTCGAGATTACACAGATGTGATAAGTTCTAAAAAAGAAGTAACTTTAGCAGCTTATGAAGATAAAGGAAATGGTACATTCCGATATACTTTTACTTATAACAATGAAGGTGTAAAAGTAGGTTTTTATCACAGAGAAATTGGTCTTTTCGCTAAAAATGGCGATAATGGTGAAGAAAAACTTGTTGGATATACTAATGCAGGAAACTACGCAGGGTATATTGATGACGAAACAAGAATACAACCATATACTAGGTTAATGATTAATGTAGGTGTAGGAGATACTGATAATGCTAGTGGTATGGTTGATGTAGGAAATACAGTTACCATCGAAATGTTAGATGAGCATAATAACAATAAAAATGCACATGATAATTTAATTAAACGTTTGTTTGGTTCTGCTACTGCTACGATGGAAAGTGTTAAAACTAGTGTGCAGAATTGGTGTAAGGAAAGTATCGCAAGTGTATTTGGAGTAGCTTCAGCTACAACGGATAATATAAAAAGTAAAGTAAAAGAATGGGCTTTAGAAAAAATAAATGAATGGATAGAGACTTTAGGTATTCGATATAATATAGCTCAAAATGGCTATATCTGCCTCGGCAAATTGTTTGGGGACGCAATTATACAGTGGGGAGTTTATGGTGATAGCAATAATACGTTAATAACACTAAATTTAAATATAACATCTTCCAATATACTTTTTGCAATTGCAACTGATGTTACAAATAACGGGAATCCTCAGGGGGCGTATTTAGGGTACGATGTAATAGAAAATAATAAGATTAGATTTTTGTTTAATGCAATACCTTGGACTTTTGCATGGTTCTGTATTAGTAAATAAACAGTGGGGAGAAGCATGTATTGGTGATGGTAATTATATGGTAAAAACTAAATTACCAATAAATTGGAATCACTGGGGACAGATATGTCTTTGTACAATTGCTGGAACTAATGACTTAAAATCAACTGTTGTTTGGGATGATAAAGCTATAGATAAAGCAAGTGGAGAAGTTGTTTTTAGATGTGCAGATTATCAAAGTAATGGTGGGTTATGGGTAATTTATTTATATATAGGTTCATGAATTTATTTAGTTAATGCAAACCAAAAAAATTTATCGTTTCCTAGAGTTTGTGTTCCATGAGCTTTTATTATTTGATTGTATATATATATATTTACACCTGCTTGAGAAATAGCATTATCACAATTTGTTGTTATTGCACAAAGTATATCACTTATACTGATATTCATGTTTATATCGACATCATATGAACTATTTAATCTACTTATTCCCCACTGTCGATATATCAACCTACAGTGGGGATATTCCAATTTTGCTATTGTTGATGGAGTTAATAATTTTGCTATTGCTACATTTCCAATAGCTTTTAATGATTATACAGCAGTAGCTTTAGCATTAGATATTCTAAATAATGATGCAACAGAATATAAACCTATACATGTATTAACTTGGTCAAAATTTGGAGACACAAAAAACAATATAAAATTCGTTACAGATGATGGAAATAGTGTACAAGCTATAGGATATTTTGTTATAGGAAAATAATTAAAAACCAATATATAAATAAGATACCCATGTCACTAAAGATACATTATTTTCAACTCTGAATATTGCTTTATTTGAGTCCCTGTTAATTGCTTGGTCATCCCATTTAACAGGGATAAATAAGCCTTGTGTCATTAGACCTGTGAAACACATTATTCCCCATTTTTCCCAACTTATAGGCATAGTTGCTTCCACTTTATTATTTCCTTCTTGTATATAACAATTTCCCCACTGTAGGTTGATATATCGACAGTGGGGAACTGCTTATGATAATACACGTTATATTAATTTTCCACTAACATTTAATACATGTTTTTTCGGAACAATTCGTTCGGGTTCTCGATTTATTCAGGAGTTAGGAAGTTGGACAGACGTAACAAATTATATGTCTTATAGAACAACAGAAGCACCATCAAATTCCTTTAGTATAAATATGGAAAATGCAGAAAAACAAATAAAAGTTTCTTATTTTTTAGTTGGTAAATGATTATTTACCTATGGCTATATAATATAAATCAACAAAATTAACAGTATTGGATACATCATAAATAAAACCATCTGTTTGTATATATTTAAATGTTCCATCGTATCCATTAAAGCTGGATATTCCTATACCACCTAATGTTTTAAATTGTACAGGAAATAATCTTTTTTCATTGTTATCAGCATTATGTTCAACTCCCCACTGTCGATTTATTTATTTATGGCAATATAATGTATAGAATACATATATTGACCACAATTTATTTTAAACCTATCAAGATTAATATTGGAAATTTCAAATGATTTTAAATTAGCCACTCCAGCGAGATTAATATGAGTTGCTATTATTCTAGGAGTTACATTAAATTTCGTAGGGAAATATACTACATCACTTACTTCTCTAAATTCTGCTAATCCCCACTGTTTATTTACTAATACAGAACCATGCAAAAGTCCAAGGTATTGCATTAAACAAAAATCTAATCTTATTATTTTCTATTACATCGTACCCTAAATACGCCCCCTGAGGATTCCCGTTATTTGTAACATCAGTTGCAATTGCAAAAAGTATATTGGAAGATGTTATATTTAAATTTAGTGTTATTAACGTATTATTGCTATCACCATAAACTCCCCACTGTCTAATGAAAGGTTGATGCATATGTTTAATAAGATATATACCCAAATAAAGGAACTGTTTAATATTAAAATAGTTATAGAACCTAAAAAATTTGAGTTTAGAAGCAAAATACCTGAGTATACAAAATGGGTAATACCTATAAATTTTTGTAAAAATGAACACAAACAATAAACCGTTGTGATTAAAGACTTTATAGCTTTTGCAACGGTTTTTTAAGTTCAAGAATATATAGTTTTAATGTTTTTTAGAAGTAACATTAGTAACACTAGTATATATAGATAAAACCTTGTTTTTACTGATGTTATAAAAAATAAAAGTATCTTATTAGTAACAAATTATTTTATCTTATTTATAGCTTTTCGTAGCTGCTTAAGATTTTTATGAGTATATACAGTATCTGTAACATCTCCTGTCGCATGACCGAGTATTCTTCGTTTGGCATTTTCGTTTGCTTCTGCATTATCTAATAAAGTTGCGCAGGTATGTCGACAGTCGTGGGTACTATGTTTTGCGTTTATTTGTTGCATAATTTTATTCCATAAAGTTCGATATTTACTGTAATTATAAGGGCTTTCGTTATTATCAGAGATTAGATACTTACCAGGTATATTCATTCTGTTATAAATCAATGGGAATATTTTATCATGAATAGGTATAGCCCTTAATCCAGACTTTGTTTTAGATTTAGTAATTTTGATGTATTTTTGTCGCATATAAACATTATCTTTAGTAAGATTTAAAAGTTCTCCTACACGCATTCCCGTATAAATTAGGATTAACACAGTGTCTACACCTTCAACATCGATATTAGACCATAACTTATTTATTTTTTGCCTTGTAAAAGGTTTGTGTGGACGCACTGCTTTATTTTTACCTAAATTTAATAGATTGGCATAGTTCTTGTTGCAATATTCCATTATTATGCCGTATTTAAACATAAGACTAATTAAAGAACGGATTTTCTTGCAGCTACTGTAGGAAAGTCCTTTTCTTTTAGTGTCATCTATTATAGTTTGCAGATGATAATATTTAATGCTCTTTAAAGGCATTTCATGTAATGGTAAGCAATGTTTATAAGAATTGCGATAGCTATTTATAGTACTTTTGCTAGGCTGGTATTTATCTATGTGGAATGGCAACCAGCGATAATATAATTCTGAAAATGTAATTTGATGCCCATGGAGGATTTTTTTAGTATGCTTTTTATTATATTCTGCTGCATAAATCTCCGCCTCTGCTTGTGTACAAAAATAGGAAATAGGCTTTTGTTTTCCTTCCGTGGAGATAAGAAAAACGTAAGGTCTCCGCCTATTTCCACTTAGTTTTTTAATGCTACCATATCCATTTGGTTTACGCATTATATCACCTCATAATAAAAAATTTTATCGATAACAAAGTATATTTTAAAGGAGAAAATACGTATGGCTACAAATGTTAAATATTATTGTATGGCTTTTCTTAAAGATGGCACGCCGTCTGTGCGTACTTTTGCAAGCACAAAAAGTATAGAGAATAAAAATGAAGATGAAAGAGATAAATATATTATAGAGTTAAAAAATAAGGTTAAAAATATGACAGATGATACACTTGAAGCTATAGAGATTATATTAGCTGCTGATTACGATTTATATGTAAATGGTGATGGTACAAATACTTATGTAAGAGATATGGAAACAGGAACACCAAAAGTGTATGTTCCGCCAGAACCAACTAAAGAAGAATTACAAGCACAAGCTTTAGCAAATTTAGAAAGCGAATATAATGCACAAAAAGAGGAATTTAAAAAAGACTTAGATACAGCTAATCTTGCTGGAAATACGGAAGCGGTACAGTCTATACAACAAGAGTTTATGGAATTTAATAAAGCATATGAAGAAGCCAAAAATAATATTCTTGAAAAAGGAGTTGAATAAAATGGTATTTTTTGTAAGAAAAGAACGTTGTAAATATTGTGCAGGAGAATTAGTAGATGGAAAATGTACCAATCCTAATTGTATTGCGTGCTCGGATACAACAGAAGAAAAAACAATTGAAAATAAAGAAGGTGCAGACAATGCGTAAATTATTATTAGCGTTGTGTTGTGCCTTCTTTTTATCTACAGCAACTGTAAGTGCTAATTCACTACATGATATACAGGATAATATCCAAACAGATAAAGCCCTGCATTTTGCAGCTGGATATATTATTTCGGACCAATTGCAAAGAAATGCAGGTTGTTCGGCTTTTGAAGCATTTCTTATTACATCTGCTATTGCATGGGGAAAAGAAAAGCTAGTAGATGACCATGTAGATAATAACGATGCATACGCTACTATGGCAGGTAGCTTATTTTATCAAATAAAATTTTAATAACGAGGTGGTGATATGTATGAGCAAATCTTAAGTTTTATTAGTTCTTTAATTCCAACAAGGCTAGAAGTGTATATTGGAGGAGGTGTTGCCTTTGTGGGAGTTTTGTTGCAGCACTTTATAGGGCAATGGAACAATCAGATAGAAATATTGTTAATTTTTATGATTATTGATTATATTACTGGTCTAAGTGCTGCATATATAATGTCTAATGTTTACTTAGATAGTAGGAAAGGCTTCAAAGGTATTATCAAGAAAATAGTTATTCTTTGTTTGGTAATATTAGCACATCAGATGGATGTGTTAATTGGGCAGGACGCATTGATAAAAAATGTTGTCTTGCTCTTTTTTATTGGAAATGAAGGCTTAAGTATTTTAGAAAATGCTAGTAATTGTGGTTTGCCAGTTCCTAAAAAATTAAAAGATACTTTGGCTCAATTTACAGAAATAAAGGCAAAAAAATAACTTATTCAAATTAGAGGAGCGTATTTTAATGGAAAGAGTTTACTTAAAAGATTTAGGTCTTCAATATAATTATTCAGAATTAGAAAATAGAAATAAAACGGACATGATTGTTATTCATCATACAGGAAATCCAACAGATGATGATTTATCTGCTAAAGAAATTAATGCTAGTCATCAAGCTCAAGGTTGGACCTGTATTGGTTATCATTATGTAATTCGTAAAGATGGAACAATAGAAATTGGTCGACCACATTGGACAATAGGAGCACATGCCTATGGTGAAAATTCTCATACGATTGGTATTCATGTATGTGGAAATTTTGAAATTGCAGAGCCAACATCAAAACAGATTGAAAGTTTAGCTATGCTTCTGGCTAATATTTGTACAGATTATGGATTGCCAATTGATACTACACATGTAGTAGGACATAGAGATTTAATGGCAACTGCTTGTCCTGGATATAATCTTTATAAAATTTTACAGACGATTAGAGGTAAAGCAGTATTTTATCAACAACAATAATAAAGGAGAATATAAATAATGACTATTGATGAAATTAAAAATGAAGTTTTAGAAAATATTAAGGATTTTGTTACGACTGAAGTAAAAGATATGGTTATTAAATGGATTAAAGATACAGCATTGCCAGCAGTTAAAGAAGTAGCTACAGCTTTTGTTGCAGAGCTTAAAAATAGTGCGGTTGATGAAAAAGGATGGGTTAAGTTTAGAGATACTATTTTCTTACCAGTAGCCATAAATGGTAGTCTTTGGATTGTAGAAAAAGTAGTTAATAAATTAGCACCAACAGAGGAATAAGCATGAACATATTAAAAGAATTTGCAAAGATTTTTATTAAATCTAAATTAGATGATGAAAAGCGAAAGCTTAAGGACAAATTACAAAAACAAATAATTACAACTACTAGTACTTCTGTGGTAGCCAGAAATACAGCATATCTTAGAATAGTAGATATGCTAGATGGTAAAGGTATTGCAGAAGTAAATAAAATTATAGATAAAATTTAATAAACGGGTTATAATTAAATAACGTTTTCTTTTATTGCTAAAAAAGAAGCCCCTATTACTTAGAAAAAATCTAGGTAATAGGGGCTTTTTTGTTGTTATAGGGAAAATACAACATTTGTTAAAGTTAAATTTGGCTTACACCCATACTTGGATAATCACCTGCACTATTCAAACACAACATTTGTTAAGGTTAAATTAAATATGAAGTGAATCGAATATTCAAATACAATTTTTGTTAATATTAAATCTGATAAAATCAATATTTATGGTTTTTATTATACTACTAACAGTATTGATATACAAGGATTTTAGTTACTTTTACTAGAGTAGTTAAAATTTTTAAAAGATATAAAAATATAAAGATCTATATAGAATTATGGAGATAGTTATCATAGTAAAATCTTTGTAAGTTTAAATTATAATTTATTGAATATGAATATTGGATAATATATAATAAAAATATCAAATTATAATTATATGTTGAGGTTTTAATATGGATAGTTCAAATATTTTTTTAACATATGTTATTCCTATAGTAAGTGCATGTATAGCATATCGTTCTTATAAGCTTAGTAAGAAAAAAATAGAACAAAATGAACAAATTTATATACTTAATAAAAAACAAATAGAACAGAATAAGCAAAATTTTCATATTAATGAAGTTAAAAAGGTTTTTCCATGTATAATATCAGAGACTTCATTTAAAAATGAAGTTAAGATATGTAACAAATCTGATTATCCAATATTTGATATAGTAGTTGCACAAGGAATAAATACAATGAATATAAATGAAGGTGAAATTAATACTTCTGTAAAATATATTAGAACAATATTACCTAAACAAGAAATTGTATTGGATATGGAAAATAAAGGTATGGGCATGAAAAAATTTCTAGTAGTAGGTATCTTTTTTAGAGACTATTTGGGCAAAGAATGGTTTAAAGATAGTTATGGCAAATTTGAAGAAGTGCAAGATTATAAAAAAATGTTAGTACAGAAAAAAATATTATTTCCACCATATGATGATGCTATATATAGAATATTAGATTAATTTATAAAAACTCATTTATTCAGATTAAAATTTGATAGATGAGTTTTTTATTATAATCTTGATTATTTTTATTTATTAATAATCAAGATTATGTTATAATATAAGTAGAGAGGTGATTAAATTGATTGAAATAAAAAAAACAACTTGGGGAGGTAAAAGAGAAGGAGCTGGCAGACCTGTTGGAACTAAAAAAGCTATAACAAGAAAAACTAGGTCTATAGCTGCATTTGATGATGAATGGGAGATGATAAGACAGTTTAGTAAAATTGTGAAAAAAGATAAGGATACAGCAAAAAAAATCTTAGATGGCTACTATAATGAAGAAAAATAAAAGACAGCCTGCACTACCGACCAAAGTGTTACAGACTGCCTTATAAAACATCAGAGGAGATTACCCTCTGCAAAATATTGTACCATAGAGGGTAATCTCTTTCAAGAAAAGGAGATTATCTATGATAAGAAGAAAATTGAATAAGAAAAAAGGCTTTAAAGGATTTAAGGTTATAATAGATACATCTATATTAAAAGAATTAGAAGCTTATAACAATCTATCTATAGACCATCTATTTGATAACAAAGATAAGGAAGAAATTGAAAAAGCCTATAAATTTTATAAAAATGTATAATACGTATAATTATAAAATCTATATTTTTATGTTGCCATTTTGTTGCCATTCTATTTTTTATATAATAAAAAATATGATGATAATTAATTAAAATGAAGTAAAAAAGCTTATAAAATAAGCTTATATGAAAGTCATAAAAATAAAAAAATAGTAGTTATAACAATGTCAGAAAGTATTGTTGAATTTTTAAAGGAACATAAAAGTACAAAAGTTCTCCATGTACAAGGAAGTTTTCATGGTGATGAACATTTAGGCGTGGTAGAAAAAGTAAATAAATTAAATCCTAGCTTAAAGACTATAGTTATAACACCTATTGAGGTTAAAGACTATGAAAAGATGAAACATAATTATGGTGAAGATACTATAATTATGACTTTTGTGAGAAAATAATAATGTGATAAATTTAAATTTTTACTTTATAAAAATTTGTAAATTCAAATATAACACTTGTTAAAGTTAAATAATGTGTTATACTAAGTATAGGCAAAACATAACAAAAGAGTCATATAGACAGCAAAACCCCATGAAGTTCGCACCTTCATGGGGTTTCTTGCGTTATATAGCTAACGTTGAAGCTAGGCTAGTTGCCACATAAAATCGAAAAAAGCATGTCTAGCCCTTTGCAAATATAGTAGGCAACTACACTTGCCATGACAGCTTTTAAAAACATAACAAAATGAGACATATAGACACCTCCTAACTGTTACCAGTATAGGAAGGGCAACGAAAAATATTATAACATAAAAAATTTTTTTATGTTATGAATTGTTAATCCAAGTGAGACACTTCTTTTAAAAATAAATTAAATGGATTATCTCAATTCTTTTTTCTTCGTTTTCCTTTATGTCGTAAATTCTTAAATGAAATACCTTTTAATTTACCAATATAAATCTAGTTATAAATAGTTTTAAAGGAAAGTTTACCATTTAAAAGTGCATTAGAAATCTATTCTGGAGACCAATTTTCATGTAATTTTTCAGAAATAAGATTAGAAAGAAATTCATTATATTTACTAGAGTGAGAAGAATTTTTACGACGTTCAAGATAGTTATCGTGAGCAGATGTAGAGACATATTCATTTTTAATTTTATTACGAGATAGTTCTCGAGCAATAGTAGAATGATGGCGATGCAAAAATTTAGCAATAAAACGAGTAGAATAACCTAAAATAGAAAGAACCTCTATACGAATACGTTCAGATATGGTAAGATGATGATAGCTCATTATGAATTTTCCTTTCGTGTAGGTTTTGTGTGGTAACTTTATTTTACACGAAAATTCATAATGAGTTTTTTTATTTTTTAGGTGTCGCACTTCATTATACAATCCATCATATATATAATAATAGGTATAAAAGCTAAAT